TGTAAGAGGGTAAAAATAAAAACAAAAAGAAAAAAACGCCGAAAGGCACTTTTTCCTTTTAAAACGAATTTTTAAATATTATATAAATTAATATTGAATTTCACACAACTTTACACATTATTACAAAATGGCAGCAATCGCATATTTATCCGATTATGAGTTGGTATTGAGAGGCTACGCAAAACTTATAAAAACAAGAAAAATAGATCCTCTCAATGACCAAAGGAAAGTTGAAGAGCCTTCAATTAAGCAAGTTAAAACTACGCAAGTTAAGAAAACTGTTACAGTTACAAAGTCAGAACCCGTTAAGGAAGTATGTACTGAGAAAAACGTAGCATTGCCAACTGTAGCATTTGACAAGTTGAAAGGCAAAACACGGGATCAAGCACTTAAGCTAGTTAGTTTGAGTGATTGGGACTCGCAAAGCACAGTAACGAAATCAGAATTTGAACTGGCTTTTGGAAAGTTATCAAACGAAGAGTTGATGAATCTTCTTTATAGCATACCCGAACAGGTTGTTATCGCAAAGAGAGGTAAAACAACTTACTATCAGGAAAAGAGTTTGACAAACTTTCAAAATATGAAAGAAAATAAACCAGCAACATGTGATCCAAGAATTCTAAAATATTGGGGCAAATTCAAATTTGATCCTGTAGATATGGAGTGCGAGCTGGAAATAACAAAAAAATGGACAGATATTTATACTGCATATACAGTGTATGGTGACCAACAATACAGACTTCTAGATAAGAGCAATCAAGATGCTAAGGTCTTTGAAGAACTGAAAGCTAAATATATAGCATTGGAAAAAAACGATGCGAGTTTGTGGATTCAAGTTAATGAGAAATTAATATCAGCGATCGAAAGCTGTAAAAAACTTGAAGAACATATAGAGGCTCATGGAAAAATCATCATGTTGCCAAGTGTAAAGCTTAGTTCTTTAGAAATGCCTGAAGGAAAGGAAAGTTCAAAGGATACTAGAACAGTCGAACAAGTAGCTGACGAAGAAGTGTTCTATGAACAGAGAGTAGGCGAATCTCGTACTCAATACAAAAACAGAATCAAAGAATATGAAAGAACAAAGAGAGAAATGGAAAAAGAAGATCCTGGAGATACACTAATTGGGATGATTCAACTTGACCCAGTTCTTGGTGATGTAACCAAAAAGTCAACTCAAAGAGAAATGAGACGCGACGGTGTGATGACATCTATTGTAGGTCCAAATGTAAGAGGGTAAAAATAAAAACAAAAAGAAAAAAACGCCGAAAGGCACTTTTTCCTTTTAAAATGGATTTTTTGATTAGATTTTAAATTAGTAACAACAAAATGGATGAACGTGAAATTGAATGGAGAATATACATTCTCAATGAAGAAAGAGATACGATTCTCTCTTCATTAGAAGAATTGAAAAAGCAATTAAAAGATGAAACTAAAACAGAAAAAGAATTAAAAGATCTTCAAGCAGAACACGAAGATTTAACTGATGATTTACATGATATTGATTGCGATATTGCAGTTTACCAAGAAATGCTAGATAAAATATATAATACTGAAGAAGACTCGCAACGATTTGATTTGCACGATGAAGTATTTACTGATGGAGATTATTAAAAACGGATTGTATATTATCTTACCTTTTTACATCTCAACAATTAAAATGGCAGACAATAAGACTACTATGGAAAATATTATGCGCGAATGTGTGAAGGCTCTCGGTTATGAAGCCGCTTTGGAACTTGTAAATTCCTGTAAGCCTAAGGCTGAAGAAAAGGAAAAGCCTAAGAAGGTTGAAAAGAAGACAGAGACTACTGAAGAAAAGAAGAAGCGTATTCCAAGAATGTCACCTACTCTTGCTAATGAGCTCAAGACTGAGCTTAACAAGGTAGGAGTAAAGTATAGTGACGATGATAAGAAGGAGTTTGAAAAGGCCAAGAAGGAATTTGTAAGTTATGTTGACGATTTAACAGATGATGATTTCACATCTAAGAATCTAACTCAACATATGCATGATTTCGCAAATACAAAGAAGCCTGCTCCTGTTCAAGAAAAGAAGGAAGAGGAAAAGGTAGTGAAGGTTGAAGAAAAGCCTAAGAGAGGTAGAAAGCCTACAAAGAAGGAAGAAGAAGCTCCAAAGAAGGAAGAGGAACATGAAGTTCCAGCATATTCAAATGCTGTAACAACACATGATGTAACTCTTGAAGAGCTTCAACATATTAAGGTTCTTGCCACACCTGGTGGTGAACCTAATGGAGTATATTGGGATGGAGACGATGGACGATTTGTTCGTGGACCAGAAGCAGTAAAGGACGAAGATCTCGTTGAAGTAGGATTTGGAAAGGAAACATTTATGGTTGGAGAACGTTCTGGCCGAGTGTATAAGGAATCCGAAGATGGAGGACCAGATGTATTTCATGGTTTCGTAGGTGTTGGCAGATTCGTTGGAATGAAGATGCCTTAAATAAAAATTTAAAAATAATAAATTCTAAACTTTTTTATTCATCCCAGAAATATACTTTGCAGTTAGGGAAACTGTGACGAAACCAAGATTGAACTCCTAGACAATTGTAAAGACAGTATGGGACTACTAATTCTTTTAATTGAGGAATAACTTTGGGATCTCCTGGATGATAAAACTGACTATACTGTTTCCAAACATTTTCAAGTGTTAGGAAATAGTAATTAATTGGTTCAATATTGCGATAAATACGATTATGATAACTTTCAGTTGAATTTGAAATTATTTGACCATCAATGTATGTTAGTCCTGGTTTAGTGACAATGCTTTCACAAACATCTTTACCTTCATAAGCCATTCTACAAATCCTATCCCAAACTTGTTGCCAAAGTTCTACCGTATTCCCTTCATATGTGTTGCCGTTTAAATATAGAGGAATTTCCATTTATTACCTATTATACGTCTCATATGACTAAATCCGTTGTGTAGATAAGACGTCTAAAAAACAATACAAAAGGAAGTCCCCAAAAAGCAACGTAAGGTAACACAACTCCCATAGCTCCTAACGCTATACTTGGAAACCCAGTTGGAATTTCCAAATCCATACAAGTATAAATTGATAACGTATACAAAAACATAGCTAAGAATTTCCCAATTGCCATGTATATCATTCCAAATAAAGACACAGCGTGTTGAGAAGGCGATTTGTTATCAACTTCATCAACTGGTGGAGCAGAAATATCTAAAGTTTTTCCATCTGTAACATCTACTGAATTTGCAGCTCCATTTAATTCATATTGAACTGATAATGTTTTTAACTTATTAGGATTTGGATCAGGAACTCCTGCGGTAGATGGTCCTACTTTGATGTTTATACGACCATTGCGAATATGGTTTTGAATAGCATCTGTTACATCTACAAAGTTACCAGCATAGCCATATTCTGCTTTTGTTATTTGAAGTCCAGTTGCTCTTCTTTCTGGAGGTGCTGAAATCATTAAAATTTCATTATCTTTTACCATTTGACCCATCGTGCTACCACCATTGATAGTGTAAGCAACATCAAGTATCTTTTGTTGTCCAGGAGCCGGATCCGTAACATTCAATGAATCTGGTGTAACAGTTAAGTTTAAAACGCCATCCTTTATATGAGACGCAACTGCCTTCGTAACATCAACAGTAGTTGTGCCTGTGCCATAGGATGCTTTTGTGATTTTTATACCACTCATTCTTATTATGAAGAGAATACGACATTTGCAATTCCACCAACAACTCGCAAATAATTGTAAGATTCAACATACGCTCTCACGTTATAACTATATTGTAACGTTTGAGCATCTGACTTTCTAATAATACTAACTAATTGTTCTGGATTATAAAGAGGTTTTCCAGTATCTGGATCTGTTGCATTTGGATTTAAAATTACTGTAGGGTTTGGATTATTCGCCGTTGATTTCAAAACACAAACAGTAGTTGTAGTTGCTCCTGGAGTTGTAAGAGGAGGCTGGACGTATGTATTTCTCAAAATAGTTTTATTAAACATTGATCCGTTAATATGTCCACTTGGTTGAGTTGTGTGATGATCAATAGCAAATGAATACGTATATACTCCTGGAATATCAGTAACTGCTTTTCCAGTATGGTGTTTATAATTTTGAAGATTTGAAAAGAACGTTGTGCTCTTTGTAGAGAATCTTTCTTTACCATCTAAAATAACTGCTGATTCAAGCAATATATCTCTTTGTGATACAGCTGTTCCTTGAGCAATTCCAGATGAATACCATGGTGTCATATTTACCAAAGTTGTACTATCTAAAGGTGGTTTTTGAGGATCTACCCAATTAGTATAGTTATCAAAATCATTTTGAAGAGCGCGGTCGCTTCTTTGTCCTACCCAAACTACACGAGTGCATAAGTTCTTCATTGTAAGTTCTAAATCATTACTTGCCCCATATTGGCCATATGTTTGAACAGAATCAACCTGATTCAAAATAAATGAATGTTCTGTCTTTGCTATATGAACCATTTCTGCATCACTCAAAAAGATAAAGTTAGCTTCAATAAATGGATCTAATTTCCAAGTAGTTAAATTTGGATTTTGAACTGAAACTGGAGCTGTGGAATTAGAATATAAAGGAGGTGACAAAAATCGATTAATTGTAAAAATAGGTGTAGATGAATCTGGAGCAATACGAGTTCCAAATGTAGAACTTGCGTCTCTAACATCTAAAACTGTAAACAATTGATAAATATTTTTTAATTCAACCACAATTTCAACTTCTGAATATTGAAGAGCAATTAATGGAAGAGCTGCTCCTATGTTTTCACAAAACCAAAAATGAAGAGGAATTCTTAAAGTTCTTGCAGGAATAGAAGGTTCAGCATATTTCGTAGAGGAAGAAATAGCATGAGGATATTGATTTACTCTATCATAAGCATTTGCTGGGTCATATAGTTCAGGAACATTGCCCATCATCTCATTTAGAACAGCTTTCTTGTTTGCATCAAATTTCAGAGTAGAATATAATTTCATCCATTCACCAGTATGTCTTACAATTTCTTGACCATTTACTAAAATTGAAACATAGTTAATCATATTGTAACCAATGTTTTTTATCCATTCAAATTCGTAACCAATTGCTGTAGCATTAGCATTTACATTTGAATGAGTTCCTGCAGTAATAGGAGATACTGGCGAATATATATTTGGAAGTGTTAACGTTAGGTAACAATCATGTAAAAGTTGAGCATACCGTTCTACTTTCGCTCTCAAAGTTAGTGAACCTGATTGTGGGAGATTTAAATTAGTTGTTTTAAAAACTAATCGAAAGTGTTCCATAGCAAAATCAGTATGTCTCTTATAGACTGATCTAAAATGAGTAAAGGAAGGATTACCTATAACTAACTGATCTTGGGCTCCTTTGCCAACAAGTTGCATTAAACCACCTGTCATTCTGTTATTATAAA